GATGCCGAGTACGCAGACGATCTCGACAAATTTCTTGAGGGGGTGAGTGGAGAGGTTAAAACCATTGTAGACCCTTCGGCGGCGTCCTTTATCGAGCAGTTGCGGCGGCGTGTTCGGTACAGAGTGCAGAAAGCTGACAACGATGTATTGAACGGAATCAGAGAGACAGCCTCCGCAATGCGTCAAGGAAAGATCAAGATATGCAGGAATTGTAAAAATCTCATTGCGGAATTGCAAGGCTATGTCTGGGATGAAAAGGCAGAGGGGCAGGAAAAACCCGTCAAAGTGAACGACCATGCTTGCGATGCGTTGCGGTATTTTGTGAAAACTATGCGCGTTGTCAAAAGCACAAATGACTACAATCCAATTCTGGGGAGGGTTGGCAGATGATTCGGATTAAAACGCTTGAGGTCGCTGGCATTGGGCCTGCAATTCACGCCATGCGAAACCCATACGACAGTTGGGACAAGAGCGACACTCGCCACGGGCAGATCGGACAGGCAGACAAAGAACTGACCTTAAAGTTGTGCAAGGGCGGGACAGAGCATTGCAAGCATCTTCGTCTGTGTATGGTGTGGGCAGAGATTGAGGCACCGCTGTACTGGTGGAAAGAGTTTGATACCTACCGCATGGGTGTCGAAAAGGTGTCATGCAGTACAATGCACACAATCACCAAACACAAATTTGACAAAGATATGTTCACGCGCGAGGTTGACCCGGGCGTTATCAATTGGTTGGAGGTTGTGCGAGGGTTCTATTTGGCGGCAGAAACGCAGGAGCAGAAACAGGTCTACTGGCGGCGCATTATCGAGAACCTTCCAAGCGGGTTCATTCAGCGGCGCACCGTCATGATGAGCTATGCGGCACTGCGCGAGATTTGCAGACAGCGCAAAGGGCACAAGCTTTCCGAATGGCACGATTTCAGAAAATGGGCATTCGGACTTCCAGAGGGTTGGATGATTGGAGAAAGTGAGGGCAACGAATAATGCTCACCTATCAGGATTTCCTCGAATCTCAGAACGATGTCAAAGGGTTTATCGCCAAGGCAATCAATCAGCATACAAGTTCTGAGATGTACAAAACAGCCGTAGACGCTGACAATTATGATCGACAGAAAAACACGACAATCTACAATTACGTTCGCACAATCATGACCAGCACGGGCGCAACGGTAGAGGATTTCACGGCGGCTAATAACCGGATTGCCAGTAATTTCTTTCACAGGCTGAACACTCAGCGGTGCATGTATTCGCTCGGTAATGGCGTCTCATTCAGCGAACACAAAGAAAAAGTTCGCGTTGACGGAGTGGAACAGACCGTTGACCAGACGAAAGAATTACTTAGCGTGGATTTTGACACGGCGCTGAAAGATTTGGCATACAAGGCGCTGATTCATGGCGTTTCGTTCGGGTTCTGGAATTTTGATCGGTTGTATGTGTTCCCGTTGACGGAGTTTGTGCCGTTGTGGGATGAGGACACGGGCGCACTCATGGCGGGGATTCGGTTCTGGCAGTTGGACACGGACAAGCCAATGACAGCGGTGCTTTATGAGGTTGACGGCTATACCAAGTATAAGGGCGGCAGACACAGCGGAAGTCTGAACTTTGATGTAGTGCAGGAGAAACGCGCTTACAAACAGGTGTACAGAGTGAGCGAGGCTGACGGCGCGGAGGTTGTCGGCGGCGAGAATTACGGCGCGTTGCCGATTGTGCCGATGTGGGGCAGTAAATTGCACCAGTCGACATTGATCGGTATGCAACGGTCAATTGACAGTTACGACCTGATTCGGTCAGGGTTTGCAAACGATTTGACGGACTGCGCTCAGATTTATTGGATTCTGTCGAATTGTAGCGGCATGACCGAAGCGGAGCTTGCGCGGTTCCGCGACAGGTTGAAAATTCAGCATATTGCAGTCGCGGACACAGACAACAGCGGCGTTACGCCGTACACTCAGGAGATTCCTTTCCAAGCACGGCAGACATATCTCGACAGTATAAGGGCTGGTATTTATGAAGATTTCGGAGGTCTCGATGTCCACACGGTGGCGGCTGGTGCGACTAATGACCATATTGATGCGGCTTACCAGCCGCTTGATGAAAATGCTGATGATTTTGAGTACCAAATTATCAAATTTGTGCAACAGGTTCTCGCACTGATCGGGATTGAGGACACACCTGTCTTTAAGCGGAACAGGATTTCCAATCAGATGGAACAGACGCAAATGGTCATGCTCGAAGCTCAGTATTTGGATGAGGAAACGCTGTTGCAGAAATTGCCGAATATTACGGTGGATGAGATTCCCGGCATTCTTGCGCGGCGCGTTATGGACAATGCGTCCAGATTCAAGATTGACGATGGTGAGGACGAAACCGAAGATTCTGCGGCAGAAACGGAAGAAATGCAGTAAAATCGTCTACAAGGCGTCTATCTTCCGTTCTAAGGCACGTTCGGCGTTCGGATGGGTAAATATTCATTTGAGTGCCGAACGGCCTTAAAACGCAAATTCTCGGCATTTCTGGAAGGGTGATGTTTTTGGCTGATTATGTGCAGAGGTTCGCGGACAAAAAAACGGAGGAACTGCGGCGGCAGATCGAAAAAATCTACAGGCAGGCGGCGCGGGAAGTCCGAAAAAAATTAGAGGATTTTAACCGGGCGCACAAAATCATAGCTGACAAAATGCGGCAGGATGTTGCGGCTGGAAAAATCACGGAGCAGGACTATAAGGACTGGCTCAGAAATCAGGTGTACACGGGCGACCGCTGGAAAGCCAAACTGGATGAGATCACAAAGGTCTATCAAAACGCTGACAAAAAGGCGCGGGAGATGGTCGGAGAGACAGACAAAACGGTCTTTGCCGAAGCGGCAAATTGGCAAGCGTACAGAACAGAAATTGATGTAAACGGCGCTGTGTCTTTTGATTTGTACGATAGGAAAACCGTTAATCGTTTAATCAAAGATAACCCGAAGATGCTCCCGGAATGGAAGATAGACGAACCGAAGGATTATGTCTGGAATGAAAAGCGCGTACAGAATGCAGTCACTCAGGGTATTATCCAAGGTGAATCGGTCTATGATATAGGCAAGCGGTTGACAATTGACCTCGCGGCGAGTAATGCCAATAAAATGGACATGTTCGCCCGAACAGCGGTCACAGGAGCGCAGAATGCTGGGCGCGTGGAACGCATGGAAGAAGCCGACAAAAAATACGGATTGAAAACGAAAAAGCAATGGATTTCTGCGCATGATAACCGAGTACGCGACACTCACATAGAATTGGACGGCACATCTGTCGATTATAATGACAGTTTTGTCCTGCAGGATGGTCGAACAATACGCTTCCCCGGCGACCCGATGGCCGAGCCAGATTTGGTGTATAATTGCCGATGCTCGTTATTGTATATTCCTGTTGGTGGTGTGCAAGGGGACTACGATATAGAGCACCATAGATTGCCGCAATATGAAGCATACAATAAATGGAAAGAGGCGAAGAACAGTGCCAAAAATTGATTTTGTGTCTCATATTGATACGGTATTAAAGGCAACGGATGCGGCATTTGAAAGAGCGGCTGAAAGCATCGGTCAGCGGATGGAAACCCATGCCAAGCTGTACGTTACTGCTGGTGTATATGAAAGTCCTGAGGGGAAGTACATTCGGACAGGCAACCTACGGAATAGTATCACTCATGATTCTGTATCGGATGACCATTCCGTGACTATAGTGGTCGGGTCGCCTGTTGACTATGCGCCTTATGTCGAGTTGGGTACTGGTGTCTATGCGTCGGATGGGAAGGGCAGAAAAACGCCGTGGAGGTATCAGGACAATAAGGGAAACTGGCACACAACAAACGGAATGCCGCCCAGACCGTTCTTGCGTCCAGCGGTGGAAAATCACATCAAAGAATACCGCGAAGTTCTGCAACAGGAATTAAGCAATCCGTAATAAATTCAAAAAGGTGAACAATGCGAACTGAAAAGTTTGCAAATGTTCGCCTTTTTGTGTGTTTTGAGTTGTCAAAGGGCATTTTGCGTCTAAGGCGGCTATCTGGCGTTCTAACGGGCGCTAATTTTGGATGGGTATTTGTTCAAGTTTTCGTCTGCAAGAGATTCTCGCAAAAATGGTAAAAAATGTTGGTAAAGAATTTGGACGGATTGCACATCATGCGCTATTTTCGATTCTAAGGGCATTCTAAGCGCGTCTAAAAACGGGTGAGGAAATATTCATTCAGATTTCTGGACGCGATTCTAAGAGAATTGGTAAAAAATGTTGGTAATTTTCTTTCACGTTTCATACATTGTCAGCTATGGTATCATGCTACAGTCAGATCAGGCAATGCAAATAATGGTCGAATTTTCGTCATTTCGTACAGTGCGGTTCTTGGTCGTTCCAAATGTTACAATTCCATTTTTAAGAATCAATAATAGGAAGTGTTACAAAGTTACAAGTTACAAGCGTCCAATGGGTGAGTGTAAGAGAAGAAAATATAAAATAATTTTTTTAGGTACGCATATAAGAGAAAATATAGTGTAACATTGTAACATTGTAACACAGTCTCTATCTTTCAATAAAAATAAGGGTTTTCGATAGATTGATAAATTACAGACAATCTCTGGACGGTGTAACAGCAGTAACAAACTGGGGGGCTTGACATTTTACTCACAATCGCCTAAAATGTGCGCAAGGTAGAAGAACTTACCTTGACGCACTGGGCTAAAGAAACTGCCCCAAAGAAAAGGAAGGTGCAAACGATGGCGGTTACTCGAAAATTCCTCGAAGCGATGGGTCTGGACGATGCGAAAATCTCCGCAATTATCGAAGAGCATGACAAGACTGTCAATGGTCTGAAAGAGTTGCGGGACAAGTACAAGGCTGACGCTGACAAGCTGGCAGATGTCCAGAAGAAGTTGGACGATGCCACAGCCAACAATGGCGATGACTGGAAAAGCAAGTATGACACGCTCAAAAAGACGTTTGATGACTTTAAGACTGAGACAGCGAACCGCGAGAAGTCGGAGAAGGTCAAGGCGGCGTATACTCAGCTTTTGAAGGATGCCAATGTTGACGGAAAGCGCATTGACGCTATTCTCAAGATTACCGATCTGTCTGACAAGTCGTTGGATGAAAACGGCAAGTTTGCCGACGCTGACGAAATGCTGAAGGCAATCAAGGAAGAATGGGGTGCCTTTATCCAGACCACTGAGAAGAAGGGCGCGGAGGTTGAGAAACCGCTCGATCATAGCGGCGGCGCGACAATGACCAAGGCTGACATTTATGCAAAGGACGAACACGGCCACTACAAAATGTCAACAGCGGAGCGTCAGAAAGCGCTTGCAGAAAATCCCAGTTTGATGAGGACTTAAGAAAGGGGCGAAAAAAATGCCTGCTACCAATGTTGAGACTTTGACCAATCCTCGTGATAGTCTGCCGAACGTTTATACTAACGTGACGGCGCGCGAGGTCGATTTCGTTACTCGTTTTGCTGACAATTGGGAAGCGCTTAGAAACATCCTCGGTATCATGCGCCCGATTCGCAAGGCTCCCGGTAGTAAGCTTGTCACTTACACGGCAGATGTCGCTCTTGAAAGTGGTACTGTTGGCCCCGGCAACGTGATTCCTTACAGCAAGGCTACTATCGTTGAAGCGGCGAAGGGCGATCTGGAAATTGAGAAATATGCCAAGGCTGTGCCGATTGAGGACGTGAACAAATACGGCGCGGCTATTGCGGTGGAGAAGTCGGACGATGCGTTCCTGACCAAGCTGCAGAATGTTGTTCTCGGTCGGTTCTACACGTTCCTGACCACCACTACGGGCGGTGTCATCACAGGCACGGCTGCGACTTGGCAGGCGGCTCTTGCGAAGGCTCAGGGCGAGGTTCTGAACAAGTTCGCGACCATCCAGAAGGATGTCACTGAGGTTGTCGGTTTTGCCAATATCCTTGACTTTTATGATTATTTGGGCACGGCGCAGATTACTGTCCAGAATCAGTTCGGCCTTACTTATGTCAAGGATTTCCTCGGCTATCGGACGCTGTTCCTGCTTCCTGCGGCTCAGATTCCTCGCAATCATGTTATCGCTACGCCTGTCGAAAATATTGATCTGTATTATGTCGATCCCGGCGACAGCGAGTTCGCCAAGCTGGGTCTGAATTATACGGTGCAGGGCGAGACTAACCTTATTGGTTTCCACGCTCAGGGCAATTATAACACGGCGGTTGGTGAGGCGTTCGCACTGATGGGCATGGCGCTGTGGGCTGAGTATCTGGACGGTATCGCCAACATTACCGTCAGCGGCACTTAATGTATAGAGTGTTGCACGGGTTCTTTGATCTGACAGATGGCAACAGAGAGTACCACCCGGGGGACACGTTCCCCCGGGATGGGTTGACGGTCAGCGCGGCGCGGCTTGCAGAGTTGGCCTCAAGCGGTAACCGCCTCGGCTTCCCGGTTGTCGAAGAGATCAAAGAGCCAGAAGAGAAGCCTACCCGAAAGCGGGTGAAGAAGGATGTTGACTGAGGTTTGCGACTTCGTCCACAATTATTTTGAATATGCGGTCTATGACGGCACGTTCACGGTTGAGGATGGCACGATTAACCTTGATTCGCTGGTTGCGAACGGTCAGCGTTTCCGCATTATCGGGTCGGCGTTGAATGATGGGATTTATACCTACCACACAGACGGAACAATCTTTAACGATGACGGCAAAGAGGGCGTAATGCTCGCTTCGGAAACATTCACCGGGCGGGTGGTCGCAATGGCAGTACCACAAGCGGTGTTGTCAATCGTTGCGGATATTGTCGACTGGGTGGACAAAAACAAGACTGTGCTTGATAGCCCGTATCAATCCGAATCCTTCGGCGGGTATTCGTACACTAAGGCGTCTGGGAGCGGCTCTAATGCGGGTGGTGCGTTGGGTTGGCAAGATATGTTCCGTTCACGGCTAAACGCCTACAGGAAGATTTCTTGATGGTCTGGAGGGGATTCTGTGTCACTCATTGATGTGATGATGGAAGAATGCGCCATGGTCGATAGGCGAACAGTCCCGGACGGCCTTGGCGGGTTTACCTATGAATGGGTGGACGGCGCAACCTTTCGGGCGGCAGTCGTGAAGAACAATTCGCTTGAAGCGCGAGTGGCTGAAAAACAGGGCGTTACAGAGTTGTACACGGTGACGGTAGACAAGGGCCTTGTTCTACAGTACCATGATGTATTTCGGCGGTTGAGTGACGGTCTGACTTTCCGGGTGACTAGTAATATCAGGGACAGCGAGACACCTTCCGTTGCTACGTTCCAGATCGGACAGGTCACGGCTGAGAGGTGGGAGCTGACTTGACAAACACGGCACAGGCATTGTATGAGTTCTGGTCTGGTTTCGGTCTCCCGGCGTACACAGTCGGAACAGTTCCGGATGACGCGCAAGTCCCATATATAACTTACAGTCTTACGGAAACAGAGCCGCTTGAATCGGGTACACATTACGCTCAGGTTTGGTATAGATCGACAAGCAACATTCAATTGCTGGCGAAAGTCGATGAGATCATTCGGGCAGTCGGGAACGGTGTCAAGATTGATTGCACTGGCGGCTATGTGTCGTTGCGTCCTGTCAATCCTTTTGTTCAGTTAATGGTAGATATAAACCCGGAAAACAGATACGCATATCTTAATTTCCAGATCAATTGTTACCACTTGTAAACTTGTAAAGGGGTGAGAAAATGGCTGTTGCAGGATATGTTACTCCTTGCAGGACAGAGACTTTTCAGAACCTTCAGCTTAATGCTGGTGCGTTTCTGATTGGCTTTGACTATTCTACTTACAATGATGCCACTGCTCTGCGGACTGCGCTTTCTAATGCGTTGCAGGACAGCACTAAACTGTTGGGTGCGACCCGTGGCGGCGGTACGTTCGTTGTTACTTCTGAAATCCGTGAGCCTGACGTGGACGGCAAGCGTTATCGTTTTAAGGGTGGCGCGTTTGTTGACAGCGTGGATGCTCAGCTGACTGGTACGTTGGTTGAGATCATGCCTGAGAGGTTCGCGCAGGTCCTTGCCACTGGCGAGACTGAAACCACTGGCAATAAGACCACGGTTAAGATGCACACTGCAATTCAGAGCGGGGATTATATTTCTTCCCTTGTGTGGGTGGGCGATATGTCAGACGGCGGTCTGGTGCTGATTGCGCTGAAAAATGCGTTGAACAACAACGGTATGACTTTGACCTTTACGGACAAGGGCGAGGGCACCATTCCGTTTGAGTTCCATGCTTATCAGGATGCGGTCGAAGATTATGACTATGCGCCGTTTGAGGTAATTTTCCTCGACCCTACGACTTGACCCTATCTTCGCTCGCGGTAGGGTCATTGGATTTAGAGCCTACGTTCCGCAAGGATGTCTTCGAATACACCGTCAATTGTGGCGACCCGTCAGCGAGTTCGGGTGAGATCACGGTGGACTTCCAGACAAGTGAACCGGATGCAGAAGTGTCCGCGGCATATGATTATCTGGGTGGTGGCGGGTCGCAACCAGTCTATATTTGGGACGAACCGCCTTATAAATTCTCGGCATGGGATTGCCCCGGATTGATTACTGTCACGGTTCAGCACGGGACGGAGCGCAACACTTACAAGGTACATACAAAAAATTCTCTCAGCGGCACACCGTAAACATGCGGGGCAGGAATAGTCCTGCTCCGCTAATTTTGTTAAGGAGGAAAACAAGATGAAAATTTCCCAGATGTCCACGAATCAGGCGGCAGATGTACTGGTCAAAATTGCCAAACCAGCAGCTCATATCATGCATGACAAAGAGACTACGAAAGTACTTGAAGGGGTTGCAAAGGGCAGTAATGAGCCTGTACAGTTTATTGCAGACAACCTTGTTCCTGTTGTAACGGTTTTGCTTAAGTCCCATCGTTCTGATGTGTTCGAGGTTGTCGCGGCGCTGACCGGGAAAACCGAAAAAGAGATCGGAGAGCAGAATATTCTCGCTACTATCACGGACATCAAGGAAAGTTGGGACGGTGATCTGATGGATTTTTTCGGCTCACTCAAAAAGTAAGCGAGGATGAAAGTTATAGAATAATTGCTATTATCGCTAAGCATGGGTATAATGGCATGACGTGTCTTGATGCGCTTGTGATGGAATCAGAACGGCGGCAGAGGGACACGGAATACATAGCCACAATCTTGTGGTCAATTGGTCGGATGGTCGGAGGGGACAATTACCCGATGCCGACATATGACGAGTATAACCATCCTCGGCTTGTGGATGTTCGCGGGACTGAGCAGATTGTGGGCGGGTTGATTGCAAAACTAAAGGGAGGGGGTGCGAGTGAATGAACATGTTAGAGCTATTTCGGGTCGGCGCGAAACTTGTGCTTGACAAAACAGATTTCGACAAGGGCGTTTCCGATGCAGATGATAGCGGTAAAAACCTTGCCGAAAATCTGAGCGGGTACATGGAGAAGGCCAAGAAGATCATTGCGGGAGTTTTCGCTGTCGCAACGGTCAAAAAAGTAGCGTCTGGCCTTTGGGACTTAGCAAAGAGTACGGCCGATTTCGGAGACAAGATTGCTAAACAGTCTCAGGCACTTGGCTTTTCCATTAAGGGATACCAAGAATGGGAGTACATTCTCGGTCAGAGCGGCGCGAGCATTGACAATCTTGGCATGACCATTAAGACGTTGAACGAGGCGATTGCCGGGAACTCAGCAGAAACAGCGGCGGGATTGTCAAAACTCGGTCTGTCGGCGGCTCAGTTGGCGAGTATGTCATCTGAAGACCAGTTTAATGCGATTGTTACGGCGTTCCAGAAAATGCCAGCAAGCGTAGACAAGTCACGGCTTGCTATGCAGTTGTTAGGCAGGAATGCACAATCGCTCATGCCGTTGCTCAATTCAGCGCCGGGAACGGTTGACGATTTGCGGCAGAGATTCCACGACCTCGGCCTTGAAATGTCAGAGGAAGAAGCACACGCCGCAGAAGGGTTTGGCGATGCGCTTGACGATCTGAGCCGCACGTGGGACGGAATCAAGCGCAAGTTTGGCGGCAGACTGTTGCCCGGGTTTACCAGTAGCATGGTAAACATGGCCAATTCGCTTGGCAGAGTGTCGAATTCTATCACCGATGCGTTTAAGACGGGCGATTGGTCAGGCGTCTTTAGTACGGTTACGCAGGAGATCGGCAAACTCGTTCCTCAAGCTGTTTCAAAAGCCACTAGTATTATCAAAGGGTTATTTGAACATGCTGATGAAGCGGTCGGGCTTGCGGTCAGCATTCTCGGCGGTATTGCGGACGGCATCGCAAAATCATTGCCTGTTCTGATTGAGAAATTGCCCGGCATCGTTGATACGATTTGGAACGGGTTAAAAACTCCAATTACAAATTTAGGAAATTCGATCATTGACGGGCTAAACTCATTATTCGGCACAAAGATTCCGCACATTGATGAAATCAAGTTCCCCACTTGGGATGATGTCAAGGCGGCGGCTGAAACCGCATGGGGACTTATCAAAGCTGGGATGAAGAAACTGTTTATCTTTATCTTTGGCGAAGATGAGAACGGCGGCATTAAATGGCCTACTGCAAGCGAGATTTGGAGTAAGGTTAAGGATGGACTTGTTGCCCTTTGGAATGGTATCAAAGCGCTTGCTAAAGAAATCCTTAAATTAACATTTGGTGAAGATGAAAACGGTGGCATTAAGTGGCCTACTGCAAGCGAAATTTGGGACAAAGTACAGTCTGGCCTTGAAACGTTGTGGAACGGAATAAAAGCGCTTGCGAAGGACATGCTCAAACTCACATTTGGTGAGGATGAGAACGGCGGTATAAAGTGGCCTACAGCGACAGAAGTTTGGGAGAAAGCCAAGTCTGGATTTGATACGTTCTGGAATGGACTTAGGGATATAATCGAAGCGGCGGCAACGTGGACGCTTTCGCTGTTCGGGATGCCGGAAGAAGATCAAGCCACAATCAAGAGCGTATTTGACAGCTATTGGTCTGCCGTTTCTGAGTGGCTAAAGGGTTGGAGTTCGTGGGTGCTGTCCCTGTTTGGTTTCCCAACAGACAAAGAAGTCGAAGACCATTTTTCTAACTGGTGGACTTCCATTAAAGAAATGATAAAAGGTGTTGCAAATTGGGGTCTTGGCGAACTTGATTTGCCTGATGTAGGCGAAATCCAGAAACAGATCCGCACATGGTGGAATGATGTCATTAAAGACCTTGGATTGTCCGTATTTTTCGGGGTTGAGTCAGAAGGCTCTGGCTCTGTTATTCACGAAACAGACAGCGGGATAAGTCATGGCCACGGCGGCGCTCATTTTGCAAAAGGTTTGAACTATGTCCCATATGATGGATTTAGAGCGGTTCTGCATCGCGGCGAAACTATTCTTAATCAGAACCAAGGTCGCGAATGGCGGCAGAGCGGCGGCGCGTCTGGTATCAATCCTCAGGCGTTGTATGGTGTAGTCGCACAGGCAGTAGCGGCGGCTGTCGAAAACATCCAAATTAACATGGACGGTAAGGCGGTCGGCAATGCCGTAACTCAACAGGTCAGTAGAAATATTTACCAACAGCAGTTTAGCAGGAGGTTCGCAACAGTATGATTAGCAGATATGCGGTCTGGCTGAATGATGTATCTCTTGCGGAGGTAGACCCGACTATTTATGTGTCGGACATCGGTTATAATCCGAGCGCTCCGAAGTTTAATTCCTCGCGTTTGGGTGGTCGGGATGGGCAGTATTCCGGGGCTGACTACATTGAGAAAAACGTCATTACTGTTTCGTTTGAAATCCATGAGTATCACACAGCACGGCGGCAGGAAATCGCGCAGGACGTGGCTAACTGGGCGTCTAATGGCGGTTGGTTGAAAACATCGGACAGAGTGTCACAAAAAATCTACGTCAAGCCTACGCGATTTCCTGCGGTGTCCAGCGTTATGCGGTGGACGGAGAACCTAACGGTTGAGTTTACGGCATTTGACTTCCCGTATTGGCAGGATGAAGAACCGCAGACGGTCACGCTTGAGAACGGCGGCACGGGTGAATTGTTTGTATCGGGAGTGCGCCCCACAGCGGCGGAAATGGCCCTCACAGCGTCCGCAAACATCAGTAGTATAAATGTTCAAGTTGGCGCGTCCAGGTTGATTCTGAGCGATCTGGGGGCAGTCTCAGGCGATGTTATCACGGTGAGTTATACGGACGAACACCATATCCTTGAAATCAAGAAGAACGGGGCATCTATCCTCAACAAACGAACAGCGGCAAGCAATGACGATCTGATTGTAGCGCCCGGTTTGAATGCGGTATCATTCAGCGCAGACGGGGGCGCAACGTGTACTATTTCTGTTCGGGGGGTGTATCTATGAATTTACCTCGCGTTTTGGATGGGGGCGCCTACACAAGGCGTCTTCATCCTATTTCTATGAATGTGTCTCAATCGCTTGCACCATTGTCAACGTGCAACATGGAGTTGCCGCCAGCGGACAGCATAAACAATCTGGATTGGGTGGAGATTCCAACGCCTGACGGCAAGGTCGAGTATTATCGGGTCGCTAATGTATCGACGGACACGGCAACAGGCGAAAAGAGCGTTTACCTCGAACATGGTGCTTGCACGTTGGGTGATGTCTTGATTCCTGAGACAACACAGAAGAAAACGACAACTGAAACATCAGCGAGTGGCGCTGATTTGGTCGAGTACCCGGAAAACAAAACGGCAACAATTGGAGATATGCTCACTTATATCCTCGGCAAACAGAACCGCTGGAGTGTTGGGACAGTCGAAGCAACAGATACAATCTACATGGAGTTGGGCGACTTTACTCTGTTGGATTGTTTGTCCTCGTTGATGCAATATATTCCTGATTATCAGATGGAGTTCCAGCAGAACAGCGCGTCTGATTGGAGAATAAACATCAAAGCGCGTCCTCAAATTCCTGTTTGCGAGGGTCGGCTTAGTCGGAATCTGAAAACGTGCGATGTCACATATAACACGGCGAATATTTGCACCCGCGTCTATTCGGAGTTTTTGAAACAGTTCCCGGCTTATTCTGGCGGGTATATGGATGCCGCAACGGTCAATACATACGGCGTTCATGCTGAAACCATGACGCTGAATGACAACCTCACAGCGGCGCAGAAAGTACAAATTATCGGCACATATCTTAATCGCCATTGTACGCCAACACTTAGCATTAACATTTCGGCGGTTGAGTTGTCGCAGATCACAGGGCTGACGATTGATAAATTTGAGGTCGGCGCGGTTTGCCGTGTCACTGTCCCGTGGCTGAACATTGTCGAGGATGAAGTAATTATTGACAAATGTTATTCGGATTGCTACAATATGCCTGAGGATGTAGCGTTGACATTAGCGAATGCTACGCCCGATCTGGCTATTGCGATGGCGGCAGTAACAAGTAGCGCGGGTGGCGCTGGTGCGAGTGGCAGAGGGGGCGCGGCTGGACTTCAGAAACAGACTGAAAAAGAGAAAAAGCGTTTTGAAACCCATTTCCAGCAGACGGACGAATATTTCCGCTTGTTGGCAACTGATACGCAATGGGATGATCTGGAGAATGGGACACTAAGCAGTTATGCGCAAGTGGTCATCAATTCAAGTGCCTTCCAGACTGTTGTAAGTAATGAGCGGGAGCAGACAAACACAACTATTTCGCAAACAGCAGACGCCATAAATGCCAATGTCACGGAAGTTGCAAGCGGATTACAAGCAAATATTACTGCACAAGCTGGCAGAATTGATCTCGTTGTCACAAAAAAGGAGGACGGTACTAACGCCATCAAGGCGGCGTCAATTGTCACTGCCATCAACGATGACGACACTAGCGGCATCACTTTGGATGCGGATAAGGTCAAGATTACCGGCACTACCACGATTGCCGACAAGATGCTGATCACTAGCGACGGCGTTTTCCAACTCAAGGGCCAGATCTACCTGGGCGACAGCACCAACTATGTGCAGGTCAACAACGGCAAGGTTACGGCCAACAATATGCAGGTGTCCAACGGCGCGCTGACCTTTGTCCGAACCTCCGGCACCACCGGCACCTACACCCTGAACATGGACATCGTGGCCGGGATGATTA